GTTCATCACCTACGGGCTGACGGTCGATCTGTCCGGCCCGCCGACGATCGACGCCTCGATCACGTTCACGATCGCCGGCGAGGACTACCGCGTCCCGATCACCGGCCGCCGCGTCATCCTGATGCCGTTCGCGCCGAACTGGACGAGCGGCGTGGAAGAGACCCTGACCTTCCGCAGCACCGTCACGCGCTCCTGGGACGGCACGGAGCAGCGCCGCAGCCTTCGGGCCATCCCGCGGCGCCGGCTGGCCTACACGGCTCTCCTGAGCGGCCTAGAGGTCGAGCGGCTCGACAACCTCCTGTACGGCTGGCAGGGCCGCCTGTTCGCCGTGCCGCTGTGGGCGGAGCCGGCGAGCCTTCTGGCGGACGTGGCGGTCGGCGACTCGGTTCTCACCGTCAACACCGCCTCGCGCACCTTCGCTGCCGGCGGCCTGCTGGCCCTCTGGCGCGACAGCGGCATCAACGAGGTGCGTGAGATCACCTCGATCGTCGGCGACACCGTGACGCTGCGCAGCCCCGTGACGAACGCATGGGCCGCGGGTTCGCGCGCCTACCCGGCGATGGTGTCGTCGCTGGCCTCCGAGGTGCAGGCCGCGCGCCTGACCGAGAACGTGGTGCAGACCTCGCTTGCGTTCGACGGTGAGCCGTCCACGAACATCTACCCGGTCGCCAAGGGGGCGCCGGCCGGCACGTACCAGAGCGAGGAACTGTACCTCGACTACGCGAATTGGGCGGACGGGATCGAGATGACGTGGGCCTCCGATCGCCTGACGGTCGACGAAGGTTCCGGCCAGTTCCGCACACTCCAGCGGTCGGGATTTTCCACGCCCACCAAGTCGCACAACTGGACGCTGCGGAACCACGGCCAGGTCTTCCAATACCGCCAGTGGCTCCAGCGCCGCGAGGGTCGCGCGCAGCCGTTCTACTGCCCGACCGGCTTCGTCGACTTCACTCTCGCGGCCGACGCGAACCTCAACGACAACGCTATCGACGTTCTGAACAACGGCTACGATTTGTTCTCGAACTCGGCGGCGATGCGGCGCGACATCGCAATTCAGTTGAAGAACGGCACCGTTATTTCCCGCCGAATTACCGCTGCGAATCCGAACCCGAACGGCACGGTCAAATTGCAGCTCAATTCCGTCGTCGGCGTAGCGTTCGCTGTTTCCGACGTGAAGCGGATCAGCCTGCTTGGTTTCTTCCGACTGGCGTCGGACGAGATCACGCTGAACTGGCTGGCGGAGGGCGTGGCCCAAGTGCAGGCCGGGTTCACGGCTACGAAGACCTGACCGTCTTGTATAACGGGCCGCACCTGACGTGAGGCCCGGCCATGCCGTTCATTCCCGAAGAAACATCGCTGTTTGACGGCACGCCCGTCGAGCTTTACTACTTCCGCTCCGACGACGCCCAAGAGCAGTGGGCGTTCACCAGTGGCGACGAGGTGGTGATCGACGGCGTGCTGCGCTACACCCCCGTCCCCATCTCGCGCTCCGGCCTTTCCTCGTCGACGGCGGAGAGCCAAGGGCAGATGCGCGTGACGCTGCCTGCCGACGACCCGCTGGCGAAGAAGTTCATCGCCTATCTGCCGGAGCGCCGCATCCTTCTCACGGTGTTGCGCTACCACCGCAGCGACACCGTGGCGCAGCGCATCCCGGTCTTCATCGGCACGGTGAACTCGATCGAGTTCGAGAACGGCAACGCCATCCTGAGCTACAAGGCGCTGTGCAACTGGCCGCTCTACGGGCCGGGCTGCGGCGTGCTGCGCACGGCCTTCCAAACGATCCTCCCGACCGGCCCGCAGTTCGTCAGCGTCGACATTGTGCGAGACAACGAGTTCTCTACTAAACCTAACGGTTGGTTCACCAACGGCTACGCGGAAGTTGCGGACACGCGAGAGACGCGCTTCATCATTTCGCACACCACCAATGAGCTTCGCTTGATCTACCCGTTCACCTCCTACGAGGCGGGCATGGAGGTTCGCTTCTACGCGGGCTGCGACCGCACCGAAGCGACGTGCCGGACGAAGTTCAACAACATCCCGAACTACCTCGGCTTCAATCGCGTACCGACTGAGAACCCGTTCGACACGTCGTTCAGCGGCAACGGTAGCTCGTCGAGCGGAAACGGTTTCGGCGGTTTTATCGGAAACCTCGTCAACCAAATCCGCCAGGGTTCCTAACAGCAGGGCAACGACATGGGCTTTTGGATATCGTTTTTCATCTCTTTGGCGTTCAACGTTGTCGGCGAACTGCTGCGGCCTAAGCCGCGCATCGACTCGCCGAAGCCGACGAGCCTTGGAGACTACCGCACACCCACGGCAGACGAGACGCGGCCGATCCCGGTCGCCTACGGAACCGTGCGCGTCACCGGCCCGAACGCCGTCTGGTGGGGCGACTTCGAGGCGCGAGCTATCACCAAGAAGGTGAAGACCGGCCTGTTCTCGTCGGATCGCATCACGCTCGGCTACCAGTATTGGCTCGGGATGCAACTGGCGATTTGCTGGGGCACGGTCGACGAACTGATCGGCTTGGAGTTCGACGACAAGAGCGTCACGCTGCTCAACCGCGTCAACGCCACCGACACCACCGTGTTCGACATGGATCAGCGTTCGCTGTTCTCGTCGGACGAGCCGAACAACGGCGTGCGTGGTCGCGTTCGGTTCTACAACGGCACGTTCACACAGACGCAGAACGCCTACCTCGCGGGGCAGTTCGCCGAGGCGACGATTCCGGCCTACCGCGGCGTCTGCTACGCGGTTTTCGAGAAGTGCTACCTCTCAAACAACGACAGCGTGCCGCCGATCGCTTGGACGATCCGGCGCACTCCGAACACGCTCGGCCTGACCGGCGGGCGCGAGAACATCAACGGCGACGCCAACCCAGCCTGCGCCATCTTCGAGATTCTCACCAACACGGTTTGGGGTGCCGGCGTACCCCAGGCCGCGATCGATGTTCCGAGCTTCGTCGCGTGCGCGAACACGCTGCACGCCGAGGGTCTCGGCATCTCCATGCTGATCGACACCGCGGGCACTGGCGAATCGCTGTCGGCTGAAATCCTGCGGCACATCGACGGCGTGATCTACGTCGACCCGGAAACCGGCCTGCACACGATGACGCTGGCGCGTGACGACTACAACATCAACACGGTGCCGGAGATCAGCCCGTCGAACATCGAGGCCGACAGCTTCAAGTTCACCCGCGGCTCGTGGGACGAGACGAAGAACACCGTCAAGATCACCTACATCGACCGCGCGGCGAAGTTCACCGAGCGCATGGTGCAGCACCAGAACCTCGCGAACATCACCACTCGCGGCGGACAGGTCGACGCCGACGACTTCGACTTCCTTGGTTTCAGCAACGCCGCGGCGGCGAACCGCGCAGCCGCACGCACGATGAAGACCGTCTCGTCACCGCTGGCTCGCGTCGACTGCGAGGTCAACTTGACGGTGCGCGACGTGCGCCCCGGCAAGGTGTTGAAGCTGCGCTGGCCGCAACTCGGCATCGAGTCGTTGCCGGTGCGCGTGATTGAAGTCGACTACGGCACGCTGGACACCGGCCTCATCCGCATCCGCGCCGTCGAAGACATCTTCTCCGTCTCGGCGGTGAGCTTCATCGACCCGCCTTCGAGTGGCTGGACGAATCCGATCGAAGCGAACCTCCCGCTCGCACGCCAGTCGGCGTTCGAGATTCCGTTCGGCATGATCTCGCCGGAGGCGGGTCGCTTCATCGCCGTCAGCGGATCGCCGGCTACCGGCCCGCAGCGCGCGTACACGGTTTGGCAGGACGTGAACGGCGGCACGAACTTCGTCGAACAGGACGGCAGCAAGATTTTCACCCCTAGCGCCACGCTGGTGTCGGCACTGGCGGGCAACAGCCCGGCGCTCATCACCGCCGGCATCACGCTGAACAACCCGATCGCCATGTCCAGCGTCGTCTCAGTGAGCCAAGCTGAGTTTGACGCGGGGGAGTCACTCGCGCGCATCGTCTCCGCGGCCGGTGAAGAGATCGTCGCGTGGCGCACGATCACCGACAACCTCGACGGCACCTACACGCTCAACAACATCCTTCGCGGCCAGTACGACACACCGCCTCTGAGCCACCCCGCCGGCGCCGTCGTCTACTTCATCACCAACGGCCTCGGCCTGGTGCAAAACGTCCCGTACACGGCCAACGGCAACATTACGCTGCGTGCCACGCCGTTCGGTGTTACCAGCAAGCTGCCGCTCGCCAATGCGACGACGATGACCGTGACGCTGGCAGATCGGGCGACTCGGCCCTACCCGCCTGCAACGTTGCGGTTCAACGGAAATTACATGCCGAACACGTTTACAGGCATGGCGACTGTTTCGTGGGACACTCGAAACCGTTTGACACAGGGGCGTTTGCCGTACTCCCAAGCTTCGGTCAGCGTTGCTGCGGAAGCCAGCACGACATACACGGTGCGCTTCTACGACGAAAACGGCGTTCTGCGCCGCACCTACACCGGGCTCACCGTCTTGACCCAATCATGGGGTACGGAGGCGCTGGACAGCGGCCTTCTGCCGCTCCCGGCAAGTGAGCGGATTCCGTCCGCGTGGGTGCAATCAAGCGTGCAAGGTACGGCGACCGCCACAACGACCAATCTTCGCGACGGCGACGCAAGCACCGGCGCCGCCACGCTTGGTGGGACTTCGTGGATTCGGGCCGATCTCGGCTCGGCGCAAACGGTTTCGCTTGTTTGGCTTTCCGGGGGAACCATTTCGGTTGGGGGTGTCGCTTTCGCACTCAACGGTTGCGCGATCGAATGGTCGAACGATCTCTCCGCATGGACTTCCGTCGCAACGGTGTCGGGCGTTACCGACAACGGTCTTCCTGTGCAGTTTTCGTTCCCTCCTGTTTCTGCACGCTACTGGCGAATCTCCCGCGCAGGCCAAATCCACGTCGCTGAGTTTCGCCTTTTTGACGGCGCTGCAACAACGATCCGCCTTAACACGCAGATCAGCGTTCAAGTCGATTCCGTCCGCTCCGGCGTGGTTTCTCGAAACCCAGCGCAACACACGGCGACCCGAGTGTGATGCGTTGCCGCAAACTCAACCGTCCCCTATAACGCCCACCATCTGTTGATAGGCCCGACCATGCTCCCGACCGACCCCTACGCCGGCCAAGTGCTCTCGTCCGTCCCCGCCCCGGCATGGGTGGGTGCCAGCGCCATCGGCGGCGTGATCGTGATGAAGACGATCGACTGGTTCCTCAACCGTCGATCGAACCGGGCGCAAGAGAACACCCTGATCGCCGCGGCGGACGGGACAGCGAAATTGATCCAGCAGTTGAACGACCGAATCGTCGCTCTGGAGACGCGCCAGGCTGACCTTGAAGGGAGGCTCAACAAAGAGACGACCGAGCGCATCGAGGCACAGGAGAAGGTCTCGCGCCTCCGCCAGCGCATCACCGTCCTCGTGGCGGTGATGAAGCACCACAAGATCGAAGTCCCGGCAGAGGACGCGCACGAATGATCCTCACGGCCCCGCAACTCGCCGCCATCATGTCTTGCCCGTTGCAGCGGGCCGCCGAGTGGGTGCCGCAGATCAACGCGACGATCGCCCGCTTTGAGATCAACACGCACACGCGCGCCGCGATGTGGCTGGCGCAGATCGGCCACGAGAGCGCCAGCCTGGCGCGCGTCGAAGAGAACCTGAACTACACGACGCCGGCGCGGCTCCAGCAGATTTTCCCGCGGCACTTCCCCTCGCTCGACATGGCGGCCAAGTACGCCGGCAAGCCGGAGTGGATCGGCGCCCGCGTCTACGCGAACCGCCTCGGCAACGGCAACGAGCAGAGCGGCGAAGGCTGGCGGTATCGCGGCCGGGGCCTGATCCAAGTCACCGGCAAGGTCAACTACGCCGAGATGGCTCACTTGCTGGTTCTGCCGCTGGTCGGCCAGCCCGAACTCCTGACGCTGCCGCAGAACGCGGCCCTCTCCGCCGGCGCATTCTGGAACGCCCGCGGCCTCAACCGCTTCGCCGACGCCGGCCAGTTCGAGCAGACCACCCGCATCATCAACGGCGGGCTGCACGGCCACACCGATCGCGTCGCGCGGTTCAAGCGTGCTTTAACGCAGCTTCGGTAAACCACTCGCGGTAGACACGTCAACCCCCGGCTCCTATAACTGCCGCGCAACCCCACGAGGCCCACCCCATGACCATCGTCTACAACAGTGCTCTCGAAGACCTGGCGCGGGGCGCCATCGACTTCGACACCGACACCTTCTTCGCCATGCTCGTGACCGCCACCTACGTCGCGAACAAGGACACGCACCTCAAGCGCAGCGACGTGACCAACGAAGTCACCGGCACCGGCTACACCGCTGGCGGCGTAGCGGTGACGCCGACGATCACCAAAGACACGGCGAACGATCGCCTCGACGTCGCGTTCTCGAACCCGTCCTGGGCGAACTCGACGATCACGGCGCGCGCCGTCGTGGTCTACAAGCGACGCGGCGGTGCGGCGACGGCGGACGAGCTGGTGTGCTACGGCGACTTCGGCTCGAACGTCTCCAGCACGAACGGCACGTTCACCGTCAACTTCACCTCGCCGCTCCGCTTCCAGAACTAAGGACTGAGCCATGCCGATCCGGCATCGCTTCCAATCGGGCGTGGCGGACGGCCCTGACGCGACTCAGGTACGTCCGAGCAACTGGAACGAGACGCACGAGTTCACCTGGCGCGTCGTCACCGCTGCGGAGACGCTGGCGTCAGGTGATCCGCTCGTCGCTGTGCTCACGGCGAACGCGACCTTCCCTCTGCCCGCGACCATCGAGGC